GCTATACAGCTTCCGCGACGCTCAACGCATTGCCCGCGATCTAAAAAACCTTGGAGCGATTTAATACAACCTTTCGGCCCGCGTTTTTGTGCTTACTAGGCTTGGCGCATGGGTGCGGGCCGACCTTCCAAATATGATCCGGCGTTCTGCGAGCGCGTGATTGCGTCCGGCGCGGAAGGCAAGACCCTTGCCGAAATGGCAAACGACCTCGACGTGTCTCGCGAAACGCTAAACGATTGGCGCAAAGACAACGAAGAATTTTCCGACGCCGTAAAGCGTGGCCTCGATAAAGCGCAGGCGTGGTGGGAGAATAACGGGCGCATTGCGACGTTCGGCGGATGCGAGGGCTACAACGCCACCAGCTACATTTTCCAGATGAAGAACCGCTTCCGCGACGATTGGCGCGACAAGGTGGATACCGACAACAAGCACAGCGGAACGATTGGTCTTGAGACCGTCACGCGCCGGGTGGTCGGTGCTTAAAGACCTTGTCATCGACACGCCGCGCTGGGCGCTGCCGCTGCTAGAGCCATCGCGGTACAAGGGCGTTCACGGCGGGCGCGGATCGGGCAAGTCGCACGAACGGGCCGAGGCGCTCATCGAACGCTGCATCATGCAAAAGACCGATGCGGTCTGCATCCGCGAAGTGCAAAAGTCGCTGGCGCAATCGGTCAAGAAACTGATCGAAATGAAGATTGAGGCAATGGGCGTCGGGCATTTGTTCGACGTGCAACAGTCGCTGATCAAGGCACCGCACGGCGGCGTTATCATCTTCCAAGGTATGCAGAACCATACCGCCGACAGCATCAAGTCGCTTGAAGGCTATGACGTTGCGTGGGTCGAGGAAGCGCAATCGCTATCGCAACGCTCGCTCGACCTGTTGCGCCCGACAATCCGCAAGCCGGGGTCGGAATTGTGGTTCACCTGGAACCCGAACCTAGAGACCGATCCGGTTGATAAGCTGTTACGCAGCGCCGCGCCGCCGCCCGATGCTATCGTGCTGCAAGTCAACTACCGCGATAATCCGTGGCTTCCCGACGTGCTTAGCGGCGAGATCGAATACGACCGCGCGCGCGATCCCGACAAGTTCGCGCATATCTGGCTGGGCGAATACCAGCGCAACAGCGAGGCGCGCGTTTTCCGCAACTGGCGCATCGAGGAATGCGAGCCGCCGGTTGGCGCGACGTTCCGCATTGGCGCGGACTTCGGCTTTAGCATTGATCCGTCATGCCTGGTGCGATGCTGGACGGTCGGCCAAAACCTGTACGTCGATTACGAAGCCTATCAAATCGGCTGCGAGATCACGAACCTCCCCACGCTGTTCATGTCGGTTCCCGAGGCCGAGAAATGGCCGATGGTTGCAGACAGCTCGCGGCCTGAGACAATCAGCCATTTGCGCAACAATGGCTTCCCCAAGATCCTGTCGGCGGTCAAAGGCGCGCGCTCGGTCGAGGAGGGCGTCGAGTTTCTCAAGTCGTTCGACATCATCGTGCATCCGCGCTGCCAGCACCTGATCGACGAACTGACGCTGTATTCGTACAAGGTCGATCCGCTCACCTCGCTCGTCCTGCCGGTGCTGTCCGACAAGGACAACCACATGATCGACGCGCTGCGCTACGCAATGGAGGGTGTGCGCCGCGCCAAGGTCGTCACACACAAGCCGCGCCCGTCACGTCCCCGCATGTCGTGGGCGGCATGAAATACGGCCCGCGCACCAACGACGGCGCATCGCTCAAGCTGGCGGTGCCGACCGCGCTACCGCTCAAGATGCGGGGCAAGGTGGTCGAGGTCCGAGGATTGCGGACAATGCCGGACAAGCGCGGACAGGGCCATGCAAGCGACCTGATGCTGTCGGTATGCGTCGAGGCTGACATTGCGCAGACGTTCCTGTTCCTGGCGGTTGAACCGGACGACGACGGCCCGCTCGACGTGCGCGCGCTGTCACAATTCTACATGAAGTTCGGCTTCCTGCCGATCCAGTCCGACCCGCCGCTAATGACGCGGCCTTTCGTCGGCGCACTAGCAAGGCAACCAGCATGAGCGATACGCGCGCCGATCCCGACAAGATGGCAACCGACAATGACGACATCATCGCGGAGGCGCGTGACAGGCTGCGGCTGTGCATTCAGGCAACCGACACCGACCGCAACCTTGCGCTCGAAGACCTGAAGTTTAAGAACGGCGAGCATTGGCGCGCGGACGAAGTGCAGAACCGCGACCTAGACGGACGGCCCTGCCTGACAGTCAACACGCTGCCCGCGACGATCCACCAGGTCACCAACGACATTCGGCAGAACCGGCAGTCGATCCACGTTCACCCGGTTGACGACGACGCGGACGTTGACACCGCCGAGGTCATCGAGGGCATGTGCCGGCACATCGAATACGATAGCGGCGCGGACGCGGCCTATGACACGGCAACTGAAAGCGCGGCGTCCATCGGGTTCGGCTTTTTCCGCCTGATCACCGAATACTGCGACCCCATGTCATTTGATCAGGTGATGAAGATCAAGCGGGTGCGCAATCCGTTTACGATCTACATCGACCCCGCCGCGCAGGAAGCGGACGGCAGCGACATGCAATATGCGTTCGTCACGTCGAAGGTGTCGAAGATGGAGTTCAAGCGGCTCTATCCCAAAGCGACGGCGGATTACGACGCTATCGGGCGAGGCGTGGGCGACGGTGCAACCGATTGGCAGGGCGCGGACGACGTGCGCGTTGCCGAGTATTACCGCGTCGAGCATATCCCCGCGACGCTGGTACGGCTTTCCGACGGCAAGACGCAGCTTTCAACCGACAAGACACCGCTCGCCCCCGGTGTGTATCCGATTGATACGCGGCCCACGTTCGTCAAGCGCATCATGTGGTTTAAGCTGACCGGCAAGGAGATACTTGAACGCGCACAGGTGCCGTTTGACTGGATTCCTGTCTTCCCTGTGTACGGCGACGAGATCGACATCGACGGCGACGTCACGCGCATGGGCATGATCCGCAACGCCAAAGACCCGGTGCGAATGTATGATTACTGGCTGACGAGCGCCACTGAGGAGATCGCGCTTCGCACTAAGACCCCGTATATCGGCGCGCTGGGCCAGTTTGAGGGCGTCGAGGAAGATTGGAACAACGCCAACACGCGCAGTTTCTCATATCTCGAATACAACCCCGTCACGATTGACGGCTCGCTAGCGCCGGCACCGCAGCGCCAGGCACCGGCAGACGTGCCTTCGGGCTATATCGCTATGGCGGGCATCGCGCGCGACAACATCAAGGCCGTGACGGGCATCTACGACGCCTCACTGGGCAACAGGTCGAACGAGACGTCGGGCATTGCGATCAAGTCGCGGCAGTCGCAGGGCGAAATTGCCAACTTCCACATCGCTGACAATCTGGGCCGCGCGATCCGCCACCTTGGCCGCACAATGGTTAGCGGGTTCAAGTATGTCTATGACACGGAGCGCGTGTCACGCATTCTTGGTGTCGATGGCTCAGCCGATCACGTCAAGATCAACGCGCCAAACCCGAACCCTGAGCCTGACAAGAAAACCGGCGCGATCAAGCGCGTGCTGAACGACATGACGGTCGGCACCTATGACGTCGTGGTCAAGGCTGGGCCTGCCTATTCGACACTGCGCGAGGAAGCCGCCGACCAGATGGTCGCGACCGGACAAGCCTATCCCGTGCTGTGGGAAAAGGCGGGCGACCTGATCGTCAAGTCGTTTGATTGGCCGGGAGCCGAGGAGATTGCCGAGCGTCTTGCGCCGCCGGGGGCAAAGGACGACGACGAGGATATGGTCCAGACTGCCAAGGGACCGATCCCCAAGACGCAGGCGGGTCAGCTTATCGGGCAGATGGACCAGGCGCTTGAGCAGATGCAGGGCGAATTGGAAAAGCTCGAGAGCGGCGACAAGCAATCGCAGCGCGAGGCCGATACGCGGATTGAGATCGCCCGCATCAACGCCGAGGCCAAGCTGGACGACACCGAGCTGAAGAGCATGGTGCAACTGTTGCTGGCGCGGATCGAACCGATGCTGGCGCACACCGCGGCAGTCGTTGCGGCGGCTGATCCCGAGCATCCCGACACGCCCGCGCCCATCGCGCAGGGCTATGAGCAATCGCCCGCTGACATGGCGCAGGACGCCCAACAGCAGGCGCAGCAACCCGCACCGGATGCCGGGACCGCATTCGCCCCTGAAGGAGCATCGTCGTGACGACAGACGCGCCAACGATTGAAGAACCGATTGCCGACACGCCGACCGAGGAAACGATTACCGTTGCCGACGTCGATACAGCCGTCGAGACGCCCGACGACGCCCAGCCAGAGGAATCCAAGGCCGACGACGAAGAGAAGCCCTTGCGCGATGACAAGGGAAAGTTTAAGGGGGTTCAGGCCCGCATTGACGAGCTAACGCGCGCACGCCGAGAAGCGGAGCGCAGCGCCGAATACTGGAAGGGTCTCGCCACCCAAACGGCGCAACCATCGGCAGAGATTGCCGCAAAGCCAACCGCAGACCAGTTTGATGATTACGCCGACTATGTGGAGGCGTTGACCGATTGGAAGGTCGAGCAAAAGACCCGCGACGTGTCCGTGAAAGCGGTTCAAAACGCGGAGACGATGCACCGGCAATCGAATTGGGCGGATCGTCAAGAGGCCGTTAAGTCCAAGCTTGCCGACTATGACACCGTGGTCGGTTCGTCCGATGTTCCCGTTTCGGAACATGTCCGCGACGCTTTGCTGGACAGCGAGCACGGTCCCGAATTGGCCTATCATCTGGCACGCAATCCATCATTCGCCGCCGATCTCAACAACATGAGTGCGACGCGCGCCGCTTTGGAATTGGGTCGCCTGGAATCGCAGTTGGACAATGCGCCGGCCCCCAAGCCGGTAAGCAAGGCTCCCGCTCCGATCACGCCGCTAACAACTGGCGCAACGGGACGTGTCAACCTCGCTACAGCTAGCATGGAAGACTACATCGCGGAGCGCAAAAGAATGGGGGCTAATCTCTAGTCCCAAGACAATAACCGGTCCCCCGTCGTGATGACGGTGGTTCCCTTTGAAGGATAATTCACTGTGTCGAATACACTCGTAACTTGCAGCATCGTCGCCAAAGAGGCGCTGATGGTTCTTGAGAACATGCTTTCGTTTGCCGGTGGCGTTAATCGCGATTGGGAAGACGAGTTCAAGGGCAATCAGTCGCGCGGCTATTCGCCAGGTGCGACAATCAACATCAAGAAGCCGCCGCGTTACACCTACCGCGCTGGCCGCGTTTCCGTCCCGCAGGCAACTGTCGAGACGACCGTTCCGCTGACGCTCTCGCAGGGCGGTGTGGATCTCAACTTTAACAGCTTTGAGCGCACGCTTTCGTTGCAGCAGCTCAATCAGAAGTTGCAGGCCGCAATGGCAACTGTCGTGAACGAAATCGACCGTCAGGGCCTCGACCTTGCCCGCACGGCGACCTTCAACACGATTGGTACGCCTGGCACCCTGCCGACCACGCAGGCGCTCGCGCTTGCCGCTGTCACCGGCTTGAACCAGCGTTTGGACGAAATGGGCGCACCGCGCGACCGTCAGCGTTCGCTGATCTCCAACCCTGCGCTGAACGGCTCGCTCATTCAGGGCTTTGCCGGTCTGTTCAACAGCGGCGACAAGATCAGCAAGCAGTTCGGCTCGGGCATGATGGTTGACTCGCTCGGCATCAGCTACGCGATGGACCAGAACGTTGCAATCCAGACCAACGGCACGGCCGTTGTCGCCACCAACACTGTCAACGGTGCGGGTCAGACGGGTGCGACCATTGCGGTCAACGCCCTGAACGGCACGGTCACGCGCGGCACCAAGGTGACGTTTGCTGGCGTCAACGCGGTCAACCCGCAGTCGCGTCAGTCAACCGGCACGCTTGCGCAGTTCACCGTCACGGCAGACGCTGCTTCGGGGGCAACCTCGCTCAGCATCTCGCCTGCGATCACAACGTCGGGCGCGTTCCAGAACGTGACCGCCTCGCCTGCCAACAGCGCCACCATCACGATCTTTGGCACTGCGTCGGGTTCGTACAACACCAACGTTGCGTTTCACAAAGATGCGTTCACGCTGGCAATGGTTCCGATGTGGGAGCCGCCCAAAACCGGCGTGCTCGATGTTGCGATGGAATCGTACAAGGGCATGAACCTCAAGGTCACGCAGTTCTACGACGGCATCAACGACAACTGCATCATGCGTATGGACGTGCTGTTCGGATGGGCTGCGACCTATCCCGAGCTTGCTTGCTTGTACGCCACCTGACGCTTTTGCAAATTCGGGGCGGGTCATCGTGGCTCGCCCCAACCCTTTTCAAGGATTGGAACAATGGCAGTTACACTTATTCGCCCCTACGGGGGTTATGCCGCAGCCACCACGGTCATTTTCGACAGCGTTACCGAGGCTGCACTTATCGCTCAGGGCCTTGCATCGGCGGCAACGGGTTATCCGGCGCAGTCGGGCGCGCTTCTGGCTGACACCCCCTTGCAGTCGATCACGCAGGGCGGCAACGTCAACATTGTGGCATCGGGTGCCGGTATCGTTGTGCCGACCGTGCCGCAGGGTCC